TCGCGGCCACGTTGCTCTCCATCAATCCTGGATTGGTGGCTCTGTTTCCCTGGCTCTCGAACATGGCCTCTCTCTTTGAGAGCTATGAGTTCAAGAAGCTGTGCTTCCACTTTCGCACAGAGTCCGCATCTAGTAGTGCTGGTAAGGCCCTACTTGCTGTCGACTGGGATTCGTCGGATGCTGCGCCGAATAGCAAGCAGCAGATGTTACAGAATCGTACAAAGGCCGATGGAGCCTGCTGGCAGAACTTTGACATGCCCTGTGATCTGCAGGACCTGAGAAAGTTCGGGCCGCAACGATTCGTTCGCACAGGTGGTATACCGGCGAACACTGACGTCAAGACCTATGACGTCGGTAACCTAATAGTCGCAACTCAAGGTGAGTCGACTGCCAACGCCATCCGGAAACTCTGGGTTTCTTATGACGTTGACCTGATTACTCCTGCGGAAGCCGCACAATCAGGTTTGGGTAATAGTGAGAAGATTGTCTCTGGTGGGACAGTCAGCAGTGCGGCCCCTTTCGGCACTGCCCCCGTTACGACGGGTTCTCCTGTAGCAACTGTCAATGCTCTCGGAACTCAGTTGATCTTCCCACAGGGTGGGCAGTTCTTCTTAGAGTTTATCGAAGTCGGTACAGGTGTGACGGGTCTTACCTTGACTCCGTCATCTGGTTCAACGTCCAATATGTTGGCCAGTACCATCAACGGAACCTCGACCATCCAACAGGATTCGTTTGCCGTTTCGATGTTGCCCGGTGGAACGCTGACCGTAGCGCCTACCGCAACTACGATCACGAGCAGTACTGTTCGTGTTTCGTCCTATCTCGCTTCGAACGCTTAGGCGTGAGGAGGGACGCGCTTCTAATGCTGATGCAGCTTAGAGCAAAATGACCAAATATCGGAAAATCTTATGTACATGCGCATAAGCCGACGCGTCGGTACGGTTGAACTCCGTACGGGCCCTCGCCTTGCCTGAAGCAAGGGGGCGAGGCATCAAGATCTTGGATGCCAATAAAACCATAAACAACCCGGTAGCCCTTTGGAGGTTACGCGGCTCTTAGTGAAGTACTTAAACAACACTAAAGAAAGGTGTC